TAAGTAAAGCTATGTTAACATATTATTGCAGCACTTATTTGCAACCTCCCCTCGGTTGAGGTATGGGTAAGAAAAGAATATCTCACTGATCATCAATTTGGTCATGGGGAATTTGTAAAAGGCGTCTGGGTATCGTGTAAATCGATTCCTGGGCGTGCTTTTTATTTTGAGACATATTTACCAGAATATGCGGCAATGTATGATAAGTTACCTATTAGTGCTTTTGTAGGTGAACCAGAAACCCCAAATCCTGATATGGATTTACCTAATTTACAATTTTGGAACTGTATGGATTATGGTGTAGTATCAATTCATAAACAATTCATTGGTAGTATGGATTTTGAATTGTATACACGCGATTTTGGTATTCAGAAAGGTACATATATCTGTACAATAGACAATTATCATCAAGATCCTGATGTTATTGACTATTCAACAAGTGAAAATCCAGCTGAACATAAGTCACATAACCTCATTGAGTTGGATAATGGTCAGTATGCACTGTATCCAAACAATAGAATGCGTATTTTTGACAATAGTTTGACACCTGTTGACCCCAAAATGCCCGATTTTAAGGTTTCAACTGAATATTATAGTGTTGAAAATGGATTTGAACGTCTTGGAATGGGTCGTGAGGATGAATATTTTTGGAAAACAGCAAAAGAACGTAAAAATGAAGAAGAAAAACCCGAAGATATGTACAAATCACAAGATGGGCGTCCTTTAGACCTTCAATAAATACGAAAAAAGAGGAAATATGACAACTGAACACGATTTTTTAGATAATTTGGCAAATCATCAGCATCAAAAGATGCTCCGTGAGATTGCAAATGATGATTTGACGCCAAAAAAACATGATTTTAAGGTACAAAACGAAATTCATCAAAAAATTCGTAATGATGAGGATTATGATGATTGGGAATATGGTACAGAACCCATTCCTCTTAACGAATTTTAATCAAATACCCTAATAAATAATACATAATTGCCGTATTGTTGTGCCTTTAGAAAGGATAAGTCAAGGATTTAAAGATATTAGCATGTCTTTTCAGACTAATCCTCTGACAAAAGATTTGATTGCAATGAAAAATGAAAATGCAATCGCAAGATCAGTAAAAAACATTGTTTTTACAAATCCTGGGGAGAAATTTTTTAATCCAAGATTTGGATCACGCATTACTGAATCTCTTTTTGAAAATGCTGATGATTTAACTGCTATTGAAATTCAAACTCAGATTGAAGAATCAATTAAAAGGTATGAACCAAGAGTTAATTTAAAATCTGTTGATGCATTTGCTGATATAGATGGTAATTCATTTGATGTCGTTATTGTATATGATATTATTGGAGCTGATATTCCTACACAACAATTAGAATTCGTATTGCAACCAACAAGGTAAAATGTCACTAGTAAATTTTACAAATTTAGACTTTGAGGACGTTAAAACTACTCTCAAAGAATACCTAAAGTCAAATTCCAATTTTACGGACTATGACTTCGAAGGTTCCAACCTATCGACGATTTTAGATTTATTAGCATACAATACGTACATTACTTCGTATAATGCTAATATGGTAGCAAACGAAGTTTTTATTGATACGGCAACTTTAAGAGAAAACGTAGTTGCGTTAGCAAGAAATATTGGATATACTCCCAGATCAAGAAAAGCAGCAACATCTGCAATATCATTCATTGTAGATACATCTAACATAACACCCAAACCAGCGTCTATAACCCTCCGTAAAGGGACTGTAGCAGCGTCTAGAGGCACCTTTGGTGGTTCTAGTGGGTCTTTCTGTATTTTAGATGATATAACCGTTCCTGTAGTCAATGGAATTGCTGCTTTTAATGAAATACCAATCTATGAGGGGACGGTTGTAGAAAAAAACTTTACTTACAGTGCTAGAAATCCTCAACAAAAGTTTATTTTACCAAATCCTGGAGTTGATACGGATTTAATCAGAGTTGGTGTTAAAAATAATGCATCTTCAACTGCAACTGTAAAATACTCTTTGCAAGATAACTTATTCTATGCTGGAAGTGACTCAAAAATCTACTTTTTACAAGAAGTTGCAGACGAAAGATATGAAATATTCTTTGGTGATGGAGTTTTTGGTAAAAAACTAGACGATCAAAATTATATTACAGTCACTTATTTGGTCACTAATGGGGATTCTGGAAATGGATTCTCACAATTTGCTTTCAATGGTAGATTAACTTATGTAAGAGATGGAAATGAATATACAGTTACCTCTGGTATATCACTTTTAACACCAGAGTATAGTTCTAGAGGAGGATCTGCAATTGAAGAAGTTGAGTCTGTTAGAAAATATGCCCCAAAGATTTACTCAACTCAAAACCGTGCAGTAACTGCAGATGATTATGAAACACTGATTCCCGCAAAAATATACCCAGATACGGAGTCTATTTCTGTATTTGGTGGAGAGGAATTAATTCCTCCTCAATATGGAAAGGTTTTTATCAGCATTAAACCTAGATTTGGAGATTTTCTTCCAAATTTGATTAAAGATAATATCAAACTAAAATTAAAAAAATACGCAGTAGCAGGAGTTGTTCCTGAAATCTTGGATCTTAAGTATCTTTATCTTGAGGTAAGTTCAAAAGTTTATTATAATACCAATCTAGCACCATCAGCAGCTGATGTTTCTACGGTAGTTTCTAATAATGCATCTAAGTATGCTAGTTCTACTGAATTAAATAAGTATGGTGCTCGTTTCAAATACAGTAAGTTTTTGAAAGTGATTGATGATAGTCATGAAGCAGTAACATCAAACATTACTGTTGTGAAGATGAGAAGAGATTTGAGAATTGTACCAAACACGATTGCTGAATATCAAATTGGATTTGGTAATCAGTTTCATATTTTCAGCATAAATGGTTATAACATAAAATCCAGTGCGTTTAGAGTTGTTGGAATTTCTGAAAATGTTTATCTTAGTGATATTCCAAATACAAATAGACAAACTGGAACTCTGTTTTTCTTCACCGTACCCAATGTAGGTTCTCAAAGTCCAACAATCATACGTTCTAATGTTGGTACTATTGATTATGTAAATGGTATTATAACCATTAATGCAATTAATATTATTGCAGGAATGGAAAAAGACGGACAACAGACCATAGAAATTCAAGCAACACCTTTATCAAATGATGTTGTTGGATTACAGGACCTTTATTTGCAACTAGATACTAGTAACAGTACGTTTGAAATGGTATCAGACGAAATCGCATCAGGACTTGATCCATCAGCATCAAATTATATTGTTTCTTCTTCTTATGCAGAAGGTAATTTAGTTCGTGTTGGTGGTCCGGAAAATGCTGTAATTACTACAGCAAACACCACAGCAAATACAACTACTTCTACTAATAGTTCTTTTGCTAATACAACTTCAGGAACCTCTGGCGGTTCATCCGGCGGCGGTTACTAATTTAGAGATATAGAAAAAATGGCAGAAACAAGAATCAAATTTAGCAGCATCGTTAAGAATCAACTCCCAACTTATGTTGAGAATGAGTTCCCTCTTATCTCTGAATTTTTAAAACAGTATTATCTTGGTCAGGAATATAAAAGCGGTCCTGTTGATTTAATACAAAATATTGACCAGTACATAAAGGTTGACGAACAGACTAATTTAAACCATGAAACTGCTCTGAACGGCGATGTTGATGAATTTGCAACGACAATAAATGTAATCGCAGGTGGAACAAATAATTTCCCAGATTCTTATGGTCTGCTGAAAATAGGGGATGAAGTAATAACCTATACTGGAAAAACTACGTCTTCTTTTACTGGATGTGTTAGAGGATTTGTTGGAGTAACATCATATAAATCAGATTCCAAACAAGGGGATCTTGTCTTTGATTCTACTTCAGCTTCCGATCACTCTGATGGAACAAAAGTAGAAAATTTAAGTTGCCTTTTCTTAAAACAATTTTTAAATAAAACTAAAATTCAGTTTTTGCCTGGATTATCTGATAGACCTTTATCATCAAATGTAAATCAAAATGTCTTCATAAAGCAGGCAAAAGACTTTTACTCATCTAAAGGAACCGATGAGTCCTACAAAATTTTATTTAAAGCTCTCTATGGTGTAAATGCTGAGATAACAAAACCAAGAGATTATCTACTTACACCTTCAAATGCTAACAATTTAGTAACTTCTAATTTTTTAGTAGAATCAATTACCGGCAATCCTTCAGAATTAGAGAGTAAAACTATATTTCAAGGGGATAATGATGAAACATATACTGCAATATATGATATTGAAAAAGTAAATGCTGGAACTGGAAAAACTTATTATAAACTTTCCTATGATAATGGATATAACAGAGATTCTAGATCTTTAGGATCAACTGTCGGCACTTTTAAAGTTGCACCAAAAACTCATATTATTGCAAATGTTTCTGCAGGTTCTAGTTTTATTGACGTTGATTCAACAATCGGATTTCCAAATTCTGGAGAGATTTATGTAAAATATCCAAATTCAACTACAAATACAACAGGTATTGTTTCTTATACATCTAAAACAATAACACAATTTTTAGGTTGTAGCAATATTACAGATACTTTGATTGACGGTGACACTTTAAGTACGGAAGATTTTGCTTCAATAAAACCAGATGATAATGTCAATCCCATTGAAGTTCGTCTTACGCCTGTTCTATCTGGTTTTTCAAAACAAAATGGTATATTTGACTATAAATCGGGGGATAAATTTAATATAAAAACTCTCGGTATTGAAGATAGTTCATTTAAATTTAAAAACTGGTTATATAACAATCCGGCTAAGTATTCAATTAGTAAAATTGAATTAATTAGTACTGTTTCACCAAAAACTTATAAGTTAACTTTAAACAAAGAAAATTACTTATCTCTTGGAGATTCTGTAACCATAACTTCTTTGACTGGAGTAGACTCTTTTGATGCAGAAGTTCTTGATATTATTACAGATAAAGTTGTAACAATAAAACTTAAAACTTCTGGTACTCTTAATTTAACAGCAAGTTATTCGTTATTGAAAAAATTGAGAAAAGTTACATCTTCGACTTTTCCTAGTATTAATAAATTTCATGCAAACGTTCAAAATGTCTATAAAAAACAATATAGCAATTCAATTCTAGTTGCATCAAACTCTTTACCCTCATTTAAAGATGTACCAATTATTGCAGCAAAATCACTAAAAACCTTTAGTGGTACATTTTTTGGTGAAACATTAAATATAAACAATCATGGATTTTACAGTGGAGAGTCTGTATATTACACTCCACAGATAAGCACAACGACTGTCACTCTCGATGGAGCATCTGTAACTAGTCGTTCTGTTACTTCATCTTTATTTGGAGGAGATACTGGTGGCGAAGGAGTATATTATGTCTTTAGAGTAGATAATAATAATTTAAAACTAGCAAAATCTTTATCTAACTTATATACATCAAATTTCGTAACCGTAAAGTCAACAACTACAGTTACTTCTAATACTATAGAATTACTGGAAACAAGAGGTAAAAATATAGACTCTCAAAAACTTTATAGAGAAATTGCAACACCGATTGATAATGAAGTAAAGTCAGAAACAACACCAGGAGCTACTGGAATATTAATTAATGGTGTTGAAATTTTAAATTACAAATCAAAAGATATAGTTCATACTGGACGAATAGAAAAAATTGAAGTAACATCTCCAGGAAACGGATTTGATGTGATTAATCCACCAGTATTAAATATATCGGATCCTGTTGGAACTGGAGCAACTGGATTTCTTGCGATCAGTGGAAATTTAAGAGAAATACAATTAATTAATAGAGGATTTGATTTTACAGAAACTCCTACTGTTTCGATAACAGGTGGAAATGGAATTAATGCTAGAGCGTCAGTAAATACAAAACTAATCTCTCATTCTGTAGAATTTTTCTCTGATTCACAGTCTAATAAAGTTTCCCTAGGTACTACTTCTACTATTGGGTTCTCCACTTATCATAAATTTAGAAATGGGGAACAGGTAGTATATAAACCAAATTCTCAACAGATAGTTGGTGGTCTGTCAACCAATTCAACATATTTTGCAGAAGTTGTTGATGCAACTACAATTAAATTACATAACACTTTAGAGCAAGCAATTGTTGGTATTAATACAGTTGTTTTATCTTCTTACGGTATTGGAAAACATACTTTAGAGTGTGTATCGAAAAAGTCTATAATTGATTCGATAAACATTGTTGACAATGGAACTGGGTATGAAACTAAAAAGAGAACAGTTGTTTCTACTGGTATTAACACATCATCCGATACTATTACCATAGAGAATCATGATTATAAATCTGGAGAGATATTAAAGTATTCTGCTGGAACAATCGCAATTGGTGGATTAAGTGATGGAACTAATTACTATGTTACGGTAATTGACAGTGACGCATTTAAATTATCTGAAGTTGGTTTAACTACTGACAAAACTTTCTTTTATAGAACAAAACAATATATTGATTTAACTAATTCTGGTTCGGGAACTCAAACTTTCAATTATCCTCCAATATCTGTTGTTGTAGAGGGTCCTGTTGGCATAGCAACTGTCCCAGGAATTGAATCGAGTGCATATAAAGCAGAAGTTCAACCTATTTTTAGAGGAGAACTAACATCAGTACATTTATCTGATAAAGGATCTGGATATGGAACTAAAGAGATTATTAATTTTAATAAATTACCAGAGGTCTCTGTAATTTCTGGCAGAAACGCCCAGGTCAAACCCATTGTTTCTGCTGATGGTAGGATCATAGAAGTTATTGTAGAAAATGTTGGATCCAATTATACATCCACTCCAGACTTAGAAATAATATCTACTTCTGGAGTAGGGTGTGTTTTAACTCCAATTTTCGTAAATGGAAGTCTTCGCGAAGTAAAGGTTATAGAACCAGGATCAGGATATATTTCTGGAGAAGTGTCTATTGAAGTTGTTACATCAGAAGAAGATTTTTCCTTTATTCCAGAGATACAAAAGTGGAGAGTAAACTTATTTGAAAAATCATATGTTAATAATGCAATAGGATCTGATGATATTATTTTACAAAAGTCACTGAGCGACAAGTACGGTTTACAATGTTACTCATTGTATGCACCGAGACCATTAAGAGAAATGGTCTATTCAGTTTCAGAAGGGGGAGAGATTTTATATGGAAAACCAGATTTAAAAATAGTAAATTCTCAAGAAACAGTATTTACAGATCACTCTCCAATTATTGGTTGGGCATATGATGGAAATCCAATCTATGGTCCATATGGATACTCCAACAATGATGGTGGATTAGTTACATTAATGAAGTCTAGTTACAGACTTAACACATCCCGTGCAGATGGACCGCCAGTAACAATTTTTCCACTAGGATTTTTTGTAGAAGATTTTACTTATTATGAAAATGATGACGATTCTTATCTTGATAGAAATAATGGAAGATTTTGCGTAACACCAGAATATCCAAATGGAACTTATGCTTATTTTACTACGATTGATCCTTTTGGTATAGAATCTTCTGGATTATTTGAAAATTACAAACGACCAGTATTCCCATATGTTATAGGAGACAAGTATAAGTCTACTCCAAACGAGTTTAACTTTAAAAAGACTTCAAATCAGGATGATTATGATATCGAATCAAACAATTGGTGTAGAAATACAATCTCTTATAATTTGAGAGAAAATGATGTTAACTATCCTTACATATATTCCCCAAATAACTTATCTCAAACTGGAGAAATTACATCTACAAATAGAGGAAAAGTTTCAAAAGTAGAAGTAAAAAGTCCTGGAGATAATTATAAAGTTGGAGACACATTAAACTTTTCTGATGGAGAATCAACTGGATTTGGAGCAGCTGGAAGAATTTCCAGAATAAATGGTAAATCTGTTGCTAGTTTAAATGCCACCACAACTCAAATATCTAATGTTGAATTAATCCCTTCAAGTAAAAAAGGGTCATATATTGTACAATCAGCGTCTCCTCATAACCTTAAATTACTGGACATTGTTATCATTAGTGGTATTTCTACAACATCATCAAAAATTGAGGGTTCGTATTCGATTGGTGTTTCAAGTGAAAGATTTAAAATAGTTGGATTGGGAACTACAGGAGTTGCTGTTGGAAATACAAATATTACTGGACTAGTAACTTTTTTCAATGTATCATCAAGTTTGATTGAATCGAACATTGTACCAAATGATATTTTAGGCATAGGAACAGAAAAAGTAAAAGTTTTAAATGTAGACAGAACAAATTCTAGATTTAGAGTTTTACGAGCAGTAAATGGTACTGTTGGTGCGATTCATACTATTGGATCTGTTTTATCTGAAGATCCAAGGAGATTTACGATAAATTCTGGATTCAAAACAAGATATAATTTTAAGAAAAACAGAGAAATATATTTTGAACCATCAGAAACTGTAGGTCTTGGTACTACTGCTGTTGGAATCGGATCTGTACTGCAATTTAGTTCCTTTGGATTAAATACGGTTGGAATCGGAACAACTTTTGGTTCTAGTACTCTTGCAGTTCCTATTAAATCGCTTTATATAAAAAATCATAGATTAGAGACAGGCGATGTATTAACATATTCTTCAAATGAAGGAGAAGGTATTGTTTATAACGAACATCATGATATTGGAGTTGCTAAAACATTAACTGACGGACAAGAAGTTTTTGTTGCTAAGATTTCAAATGATTTGATTGGTATTGCAACTCAAAGAGTTGGACTTGGATCTACTGGTGGTTTTGTTGGTGTAGGTAACACTTCTAAAACTTTATTCTTCACTGGAATTGGTTCTGGCAATAATCATAGTTTTACAACAAACTATTCTAATATTACTGGAGATGCAGTAAAAAGAACTGTTACCGTAACGACTGATGTAAATCATGGTCTCCGAGAGGGACATTTTGTTAATATTGATGTTAATCCATCATTTGCAACAACATATGTTGTAAAGTATAATGATACTAATCGACGCATGTTGGTTGGTATAGAAACTTTTAGTGCTGTAGGTGTTAACACTTCTACTAATACTATTAGTATATCCAATCATGGATATGAAAGTGGAGATAAAGTAATTCATTCTTCAACTACTCCTTGTGAAGGATTAGAAAATGATAAAATTTATTACATTGTAAAAGTTGATGATAATAATATTAAATTATCCAATACTTATTACGATTCGACAAGTTTAATACCAAGCGTTGTTGGTATTGCAAGTACATCGTTTGGTGAATTTGGACTTATTAATCCTCTTATCAAAGCTTACAGAAGTTCTACAATAAATTTTGACATTTCAGATTCTTCTTTAGGATTTGTTCAACAGAATACTCAATATTCTGCATTTAAACTTAATTTCTATCTGGATGACAAATATACTAATCGTTGGGAAACAGATCAATCATCTTCAACTTTTAGTGTCTCTAGAGTAGGCTCTGCCGGAACATCTTCATCCAGCGTAACAGTCTCTATTGGCAATACTACACCAGAAAGATTATACTATTCATTCGATGTAGTTTCTGATACGAATCTTCCCGTAGAAAAATCAGAAATAATAACTGATTCTGAAATTTCAAATCATAATTCTATAATTTCGCAGAATAGTGTTTACAACGGAAATAGAAGAATTTCTGTTGCTGAAACTAACTTCTTTACATTTGAACTATCTGATATTCCTGAAGCAAATTCATACGTATCAACCTCTTCTAGTATAACTTACACAACTGATTGTACTCATGCAAGTGGTTCAATATCTGCGGTAGAAGTTACTAGTTCTGGTAAGAACTACACTACATTACCCTCAATCACATCTATCAATTCAATTGAAGGGGTAGGAGGAGATTTAGTATCTGTCAGTGAAGACATTGGAGTTATCGAAAAAATAAAAGTCAACGACATTGGATATGACTTCCCAACGGATAAAACACTAAAACCAAGTGCATCTCTTCCACAAATTATTAATGTAGATTCTTTTGCTAAAATTGAAAATATTGATATAGTTTCTGGAGGAAGAGGATACTCTTCGGCACCAGAATTACTTTTCTTTGATGGTAAAACTGGACTTCAAATTACTGATATTTCGGCGGAATACTCATTAGGAGATTCTTCTGTAACTATTTTAAGCAATACTAGAGGAATTAATAATTCTACTCCAACAATATTGCCAATAAAAAATACAAACGGAGTTGGAATCAGTACAGTTGGATTTAATACGGTTACTAAAGATGTGACTGTAACCATGTCAATTGGGTTTAGTACTTCATTCCCATTTGAAGTTGGTGATCAGGTGATGATTGAGAATATTAGCACTGTTGGTGTTGGTACTACCATCAAGGGTTATAATTCAAAAGACTATGGATATAAATTATTCACTCTTAATGCGGTAACTCCTAACATTGGAGGAATTGGTTCTGTTGCATATAATTTAAGCAATGAATTGAATGGGGGAGAAATTCCAGGAGTGTTTGACCCAATTAACTCATCTGGGCAAATAATAGCACAAAAACATTTTCCAACTTTTTCAGTAGAACTATCCACAGGAGACTATCTTGATGGAGAAAAAGTTACAACTAATGGAAAAGAAGGTATTGTTCAAAGTTGGGATAGGACAACAAAAACTCTTAGAGTTCTTTCTTCTGATGATTTTGCTTCTGGAGAAGTTATAAAAGGACTTACTTCAGAACTTTCTGGAGTTGCCTCAAAAGTAACATCATATGAGTCTTATTTTGAAACTGACGTTTCTTCCCAAATATTCAGCGGCAATCAAACTGGATCTGGTTATTTAAATGATAACCTGCAAAGATTACAAGATAATTTCTACTATCAGAATTTCTCTTATTCCTTAAGAAGTACAGTTCCATTTGATACTTGGAAAGATGCAGTATCTTCTGTAAATCATACACTTGGATATAGAAAATTTAGCGACCTTCAAGTCGAATCGACCAATTTAGATCAACCATTAAGAGTTGGTGTTTCTACAGAATTGACTGATGTTACTATTGTAAGTGATCTGTACGGTGTAATGGACACAAATTGCGTATTCGATTTTGATATTGCCACAGAAAACAATTTAAATCTTCCAGATGGTACAATTCTCTCTGATGAAATTATTCTCAATAATAAGATTTTAACTGATTATGCTGAGTCATTTGGAAATAGAGTTCTTTCCATTGATGACATAAGTTCACAATTTAACAGTAATCCTAGAGCAACTGCTTTTAGTATACTTAATACTTTCAGTCTTGATGATTTTAGATTTAGAAAATATTTTACTTACTTAAAGGATAAGAGATTTACTCAAGAAAGACAAGGATTGATTGTAGATCTTATCCATGATGGATCTTTTGGATATATTAATCAATACGCAAGATTGGAAACTACATATGATCAAGGTTCTTTTGATTTTTCAATATCTGGCACAGAAGGTCAATTGTTGTTCTTCCCAACTAATTCGTCTGTAAATGATTATGATATTACAGCAATTTCTTATAATTTGAATGATAATTATCTCAGTACAGGATCTACTTCTATAGGAGGAGTATTAATTGACTCAGACAGTGCTATTGTTAACTCTAGTTCCTCTGCAACCATTGTTAGTATTGGAGATACATATCACTCTTTGAAGGTTCTCGTCGAAATAACTCCAGACGTTAGTAATCCATCTTTTGGAAGTACTGCGACATTCAATACAAATGAATTTGAAGCACAGGAATTAAACATTGTTCATGATGGAACTGATGTTTCTATTCTTGAGTATGGCAAATTAACTACTTCTCCTGGAGGAATTAGTGCAACTGGATTTGGAACATATACTGCGTATCTTGATGGATCAAACATTAAAGTTGATTTTAACCCTTCTGTAGGGATAGGAACAACTGCTGTAGTTAATACTATGGTTGTTGGATTATCTTCAGTATCTTCTGGCATTTCAACCTTGGATATGAAACATGCTAGATTACAGTCAACAACTACAAATATAGCGTCATCTGGTTCTCCAACGGAAAATATTATTGCGGAATATCCAAGCCACGTATCTATTGCCCAAGACAGATATGATGCAGGATATTTCATGATTCAAGTTCATGATACTACAAATAATCGTTATGAATTTTTAGAATATTTTGTTGTTGATGATCATATTGAAGGAGAATCTTCTTCCGAAACATTTGATACTGAATTTGCAAATATTCAAACTCATTCAGGACTTGGTACTTTTGGATCTAGAGTAATTGTCGATTCGGTTGGACTTGCTGCAACCACTCAAGTTCTCTTTACGCCCATATCGGGAATTGATGCCACAGTTCATGTGTATACTAACGCTCTTAGAATCGAGGATGATACAAAAGATGTTATTAGTTTTAATAATGGAACGATAGAAACTGGATATGGTGAATATACAGGAACTGACAGAGATATCAAAAGATCATTTAATTTGACTCATAAAAATGACAATATTTTTGAAAGAACTTTTGTTGGAAGTGGTATTAATACATCTTCTAACAGTATTACGATTCCAAACCATTTCTACGTAACTGGCGAACAAATTGAATATGCTTGTCCAGGTATTGGCATTACGCAATCAATTGGCATTGCTCAGACTACATTCACTGCTACGGGAGTTACAACAGATTTACTCCCTTCAACTGGAGTGTTTGCAATCAAGGTTAATGATAATACTATTAAACTTGCTAGAAGTGCAGAAGCGTCTTTGAAGTCTGTTCCGGAAGTTCTTGACATAACTTCAATTGGTTCTGGTGGTGTTGGATCTGCCCATACGTTTACTGCGACGAATAAGAATCAAAAAGTATTAGTCGCTATTGATAATCTTATTCAGTCTCCTATCGTTTCTACTGCAACTACAACAACATTAGATGATGAAGTAGTAAGCACAGATAATACTATCGATCTGACTAACATAAATTCTATCTTTGGCGGAGACTTACTTAAAGTTGGCAATGAAATAATGAAAATTGAAGGCGTTGGTATTGGAAGTACCAATAGACTTTCAGTTCGCAGAGGGTGGATGGGAACAAATATTCAAACTGGTCTTTCAACTGGAGATTTGGTAACAAAAGTTGTTGGAAATTACAATATTGTTGGTAATACTTTGAATTTTGTTGAAGCACCATATGGAAACACCCCTATTGGAACTATAACAAATCCCCCAGATCAAAGAGATTATGTTGGAATAACAACTAGTTCTAGTTTCCAGGGAAGAAGTTTTCTTAGAACAGCTCAACCAAACACTACTAATGAGACTTATTACAAAAATTATATCTTTGATGATATTTCAGATCAATTCAATGGAATTCAAAATGAATTTACTTTAAAATCTGATGGAAGTGATATTACTGGAATTAATAATGAAGGTGCAATTGTATTAATTAATGATATATTCCAAATTACTGGTGGAGGAAACAATTTCACTTTATCAGAAAACACTGGCATAACTTCAATTTCTTTTGTTGGTACAGGTAGAACAACTCAATCTGCTTTCGTAGAGTCAATGTCTCAAGATGTTGGAGTTTCTACTTTCCCAAGAGGAGGAATGATTGTTTCTGTTGGATCTACAGCAGGATTTGGATATCAACCTTTAGTTGCTGCAGGCGGAACTGCAACTGTTTCTGCTGCTGGAACTATTTCAGCAATCTCGATTGGAAATAGTGGATCTGGTTACAGATCTGGAATTCAAACTACAGTAAATGTTAGTGTTGGAACTACAAGTCTTTCTTCAACTAACATAGTTGCTATTGGAACTGCTTCGATTAGTGGTGGTCACATTACTGGAGTCACTATTACTAATCCCGGAAGCGGATATACCTCTACAAATCCACCTTTCGTTGTAATCGATTCTCCACTTTCATATACCAATTTACCTTTAGAATATGTTTCAGCGACAACAGGATTAGGGACGGCAGCTAGAATTGATGTTGTTGTTGGTCAAGGGTCTAGCGTCATTGATTTTGAAATCAAAAATACTGGATATGGTTATAGTAATGAAGATAGATTAACAGTTGCTGTTGGAGGAACAACTGGAATTCCTACCACCTCTTCGTTCTCTTCTACAAATATATTTGAAATTCAAATTGAAAAAGTTATTCATGATGAATTCACTGGGTGGTCTTTGGGTGTTATTGAAACGTTTGATGACGTTAGTTCGTATATTGATGGATCTAGAGTTGATTTCCCATTAATTAAAGCAGGTGTTCCAATATCCATTAATAAATCAAAAGGATCAAAAATTGAACTTGATCAGTTACTTTTAGTATTCGTAAATGAGATACTTCAACGTCCAGGTGATTCTTATGAATTTAATGGAGGTTCTCAAATAACCTTCTCGGAAGCATTGAAGGTTGGAGATACTCTCAACATTTGCTTCTATAAGGGAAGTGGAGACGATCTTGATGTTATTGACAGAGAAGTTATTGAAACTATCAAATATGGAGATGAGGTCACTTTAAATTATAATCCAGATCTTGGACAAAAACCATATCAACAAGAAAATACTAGGACAATAAGCACTGTCACAAATGTTGATAAGTGCGACACTCTCCCATATTTTGGACCAGGAAACACTACTGATACTACTTTCGAAAGACCAATAACCTGGTGCAGACAGACTCAGGATAAGATCATCAATGGACAAGAAGTTGGTAAAGATAGGGAAATTTATGAACCTGTCATTAATCCAGTTGCCAATATCATTAGTTCAGTTGGTATTGGTTCTACTGTAATCTATGTTGATAGGGTGAGACCTCTATTTAATCTTAATAATGAAAATGTAGATTCTACCTTTAGGAATACTATTCAAAAGGGAGTAACGTTAGTAAATCCAATAGTTGTTACTGGAGCGGCCGCGACTGCTGTAGTTTCTGCTGCTGGAACCATTGCTTCAATCACTATTAATAATGGTGGAGTTGGTTATTCAACAACTCCAGACGTAAGTGTTGGTATAGGATCTACAACCGCAACTGCGGCCGCAACAATTACTAACGGAGTTGTTACTGGAATTACTATTACTAATCCTGGATCTGGATATACATCTACGAATCCACCTTTGGTTTTAATTGGTCCTCCAGCAAGACAAACAGAATCCTGCAATGTTATTCAAAATTCTGGATACTCTGGAGATTCTGGAATAATTGTTGGACTTGGAACAACTTCTATTGGTGTTGGAGCAACGGGATTGATGTTCCATCTTCATATTCCTCTCGATTCTGATATGAGAAATACTAATTTGGTTGGATCTGCAGTAACTTTAAGTGGAATATCTACAGGAGATTACTTTATTGTAAGAAATTCGAGTTTAGGAACAGCATCAACAAGTATAAATGCTCTTGGAACTGACAACTCTACAGTTGTTGGAGTTGGATCTGAGTTTCTTGATAATGTATATGTCGTCAATAAAATGGAACTTGAAACTCAAGTTATCTCTGGAGTTAGTACTTATGTAACTAAAGTAACTGTGAATACAGACATTAATCCTTATGGAGTTTCTGGATTCTCAACAGGATCATTCCTTGGAGAATACTCCTGGGGTAAGATTATTCTAGATGCTAGAAACAAAGAAATTACATATCCAGCGCATACTTTGTCTGGAATAGGAACAAACGGATTAACTGGTATATCAACTTCATCGAAAGTTTATAGAACCAGATATATTAGGTTCAAAAATTTCACATGATTTTTCGTAATAAATAAGTAAAAAAGTCCGTCAAAAATGGCTGCCATTATAACTGATCAGGTAAGAATATTAAACGCAAAGAATTTTGTTGCGGGAATTGCTAATGCTAGCAATTCTTATTATTCGTTTGTCGGACTTCCAAATCCGACAGATTATTCCTCTACATGGAATACAACTCCTCCTGCACCAAAAGATAATTTTGATGAGGAAAATGATTATTGGAACACAATGATCGCTTTGAAAAGAATCAATTCTACTGATGTTAGGCAAGTAGTTCCAAAAAGAATTTGGTCTTCTGGAACGACTTATGACATGTATCGCCATGATTACAGTCGTTCAAATACTGCACCAGTCTCTGGTTCTACCAATTTATATAATTCTAACTTCTATGTATTGAATAGTGATTACAGAGTTTATATTTGCTTGCAGAATGGAACAAATCCCGAAAATACTCTTGGTAGACCGTCTCTTGATGAACCAACTTTTACCGATTTAGAACCAAAAGCAGCTGGAACTAGCGGTGATGGTTATATCTGGAAATATCTTTACACTATTAAACCATCAGACATCATTAAATTTGACTCTACAGATTTCATGCCAGTTCCCACAGACTGGAGAACTAGTAATGATACGGCTTTAGTTAGAGATAATGCTGTAGATGGTTCGATTAAAATTGTTACGATAACTAATCGTGGCGCTGATTTAGGAGCAGCAAATCAGACATACACTGGAGTTCCTATTAATGGAGACGGTACAGGGGCACAATGCACTGTTACTATTGATGGAGACTCTAAAATTAGTGACGTTTCTGTATCTGCTCAAGGTTCTGGATATACATTTGGAACTCTTGATTTTGAAGCTGCTGGAATTCCAGCAGGAACAACTAGACCAACTTTTGATGTTATTATAACGCCGCAAGGTGGGCATGGAGCAGACATTTATAGAGAACTTGGTGCATATAGCGTATTGATGTATTCAAGAATTGAAAGTGACAACGAAAATCCTGATTTTATTGCGGGAAATCAGTTTGCAAGAATCGGTATTGTTGAAAATCCACTTTCTCCAACTGGAGGTTCTGTTTTAACAGCAGATAAGGCAAGTGCGGTCACTGCTTTAAAATTAACTGGAGTTGGGTATAGTGAAGCAACTTTTACCGCAGATTCAGTTGTTACTCAAACAGTTGGAACTGGTGCTACAGCAGTTGGTAGAGTTGTAAATTATGATCAAAATACTGGAGTTCTAAAGCTTTGGCAAGATAGAACAGTTGCTGGATTCTCCACTGCTGGAATAGGAATTACTAACCCAACTTATGGATATACCCTAAGAGATTTTACTGGAAGTCCAACTGGAAATGGATCATTGGCGATCACCCCATCTACAGGATTAACTCTGAGTATTGACAGTACATTTAACGATAACAAAACGACGATAAATAATCGTACATATTATCTTGGAATGGATTTCACTACAGGTGTTGCATCCCCAGAGGTAAAACAGCATTCTGGTAATATTATATACGTAGATAATAGACCTTCGATTACAAGATCGTCAAACCAAAAAGAAGACATAAAAGTTATCTTGCAGTTCTAAAGAATTATGCCACAGCAGACGAACCTTAACGTAGCACCATATTTTGACGATTTTGATGCGACGAACGATTATCACAAGGTGCTTTTTAAGCCTGGATATCCTGTTCAGGCAAGAGAATTAACAACTCTACAATCGATTCTTCAGAATCAAGTAGAAAAATTTGGGCAGCACTTTTTCAAAGAAGGTGCAAAAGTAATTCCTGGTAACACTGGATATTCGCAGTTGTATTATTGTGTACAACTAGCAAATACCTTCCAGGGAGTTCCTGTTGAAGCATATGCTGATCAATTAGTTGGAACAACTATTACTGGACAAATTTCCGGTGTTACTGCAGTTGTTGATAGCATTCTTCCGTCTGCTGATTCGGAAAGGGGAAATTTAACATTATATATTGCGTATCAAGGTTCTGCTAGAACTGATAATACTACACAAACATTTACTGATGGAGAATCTTTAACCTGTAACCAACCTTTGAGCTCGGGATTGTTAGGTAATTCTGTTATTGCAGCTGGAACTCCATTTGCAAATACTATACCAGCAAATTCGACTGCTACTGGGTCAGTATTTCAAATTGAAAGTGGAGTTTACTTTATTCGCGGATTTTTTGTAAATGTAAATAGGGAGTCTTTGATTTTAGATCAATATTCAAATACTCCTAGTTATAGAATTGGTCTCTTTGTTTCCGAAGAAGTTGTAAATTCAAATACTGATGAATCTTTGAATGATAATTCTCAAGGATTTAATAACTATGGTTCTCCAGGGGCAGATCGACTTAAAATCTCCACAAGTTTATTTAAAAAATCTCTGGATGATTTCAATGATGATAATTTTATTTTACTAGCAACTGTAATTGATGGTGTTCTCCAAACACCCAGTAGGAGGGGTAGTGCCAAAGGTGGCGGTGCAGTCTTCTTTGACGATCTTACAGATGTTTTAGCAAGAAGAACATATGACGAAAGTGGTCACTATATCGTCAAACCATTCAACGTTTCTATTCTAAACTCTCTTAATAATAATCGCGGAAATCAAGGATTATATGAAGAGGGTCAATTTACTGCTGGTGGATCTACTCCTAGTCCAGATTTGGCAATTTGTAAAGTATCTCCAGGAAAAGCATACGTCACAGGGTATGAAATCGAAACAATAAGTCCTTCTTTTATTGATGTACCAAAACCAAGGACAACAAGAACTATTGAAAATCAGTTTTTTCCTTATAGTACTGGTCCAACACTGAAATTAAACAGTGTATATAGATCACCAACTGTTGGAGTAGGTAATACATATATTCTCAGTTTAAGAGATCAAAGAGTTGGAGTAAATTCCGAAACTGCTCCTGGAAAAGAAATAGGACTTGCTAGAGTATTTGATTTCAGACTTGAATCTGGATCTTATAATTCATTCACCCCACAAGAAAATGAGTGGGGTATGTCGATGTATGACATACAACCTTTTACAGAAATCACGGTTAGTGGTTCTATTGATTTATCAATTCCTGCATACGTCGAAGGAAATAGTAGTGGTGCGACCGGATTTTTAAGAAGTCCAGTTAGTGCTGGAACTGCTTTAACGATATATGATCAAAAAGGCAAATTTGTTAAAAATGAAGTTCTTGTCTTCAGAAGTGGAATTTCTACACAAGTATCTACAATAAATCGAGTTGCCACGGCAATCACTTCCTACGGAATTTCAGATGTAAAATCTGTTTATTCTAACACAGGAATAGCAGCAGGAACAAATGGAAATAATGTTGTTGGTATTAATACATTTAGTGCTAACGTTATACAAACCCCAGTATTGACAGTAGGAGTAGCAACTATTACTGCTTCTGGTGGTGGAATCAGCACTGTTTCTAGTACAAATTCATTATTCCCAGGCAAATTAAGAGTAAATAACCTACTCGAATACTCTGATCTCAGCGTATCACAGGATCCAATTTTAGCAAGAGTTGTGGGTGTTACAACAACTGAAGTTACAATTGCTGGAGTAACAACAGTTCCTGGTGTAGTGAATGGTGGTCTTCCTACAACGAATTTTACCGCTTCCGATCTTAAAATTGTTAATACTCAATTAGATTCATCATCGGATACAACTTTCTATACAGAGTTGCCGAATCAAAATATTGCTGTTGTTGATCTTACAGATGCTGAATTAACGATTAGAAAACCATTCACAGTAGATATTGTAAATAATCAATTAAGTTCCACTAGTTTACTTACCGTCACACTTCCAGAAGGAGAAATTTATCTTTCATATTCTAACGAAAGATATTCTCTCATTAGATCTGACGGAACAACCGAACCACTGGCTCCCAATAATTTCTCATTCTCCGCAGATGGAAGAGAACTTCAGATTAGAGGTTTAGGCGCAGATGATACTGGTGCTCAACTTGTTGCCACAGTCAGAAAGAGTAATGTAAAAGCAAAAAGAAAAATTAAAGATAGAGTTAAGTCTTTAGTTGTAGATAAGTCAATTAATCCAGCTTCTGGAATTGGATCAACTACTTTAAATGATGGATTGACTTATGGAAACTATCCATTTGGAACTAGAGTTCAGGATAGCATTATATCGTTAAATGTGCCAGATATTATTGAAATTCATGCGATATATGAAACATCTGATGTCACCTTAACTAATACTAGTTTTGGTGCTCCAGAAATGACTCTTACCCAGTTAAATGGACCTACTGCTTCAACTGGAGACCTGGTTCTTGGAGAATTGATAGTTGGTCAAACAAGTGGAGCAGTTGCAGTATTTGCAGAAATTAAAGATTCAACGACAATTAGATATCTTCCCAAAAACAATTTCAAGTTTGTAGAAGGAGAAACAGTTGTATTCCAAGAATCTTCTATTTCTGGTGGAGTAAGTAGTTTAAATACAACTTCTTTCAATATTTCATCAAATTATACTTTTGGATCTGGGCAAAGAGGAACAATCTACAATCATGGTTTTATAACAAGAAAAACTGATTCAGATTCTCCAAGAAATAAAATTAAAATATACTACAAGGCAGCATCTTTTGATGCTTCCGATGATGGAGATATTATTACGGTAGAATCCTATAATGATTTTGATTATTCTACTGAAGTAAAGGCAGTAAATGGAGTATTGAATACAGATATTATTGATTTAAGACCAAGAGTCAATAATTATACAGTAACTGAGGGATCTAGATCTCCATTGGAATTCCTTGGCAGATCTTTTAATAGAGCAGGAAATTCTGTTTCGAATATTCTTGCATCTAATGAAACTATTTCCTTAGATTATGCCTATTATCAAGGAAGAATTGATAGACTCTATCTACATAAAGATGGAAAACTTCAAATGAAGTTTGGAACTCCTTCTGATGATCCAAAGAGAGCACAACCAGAGTCTCCTGCTAATGCAATTGAACTTGCCACAATAGAATATCCACCATATCTTCACAACGTACAACAGGCATCTATTCAATTCTTGAAGTACAAGAGATATCAGATGAAAGATATCAAAAAACTTGAAGATAGAATTAGAAATTTAGAGTATTATACAACTCTTTCTATACTAGAAACAAATACTGCTAATCAGTTTATTCCTGACTCAAATGGTCTTAATAGATTTAAGTCTGGATTTTTTGTGGACAACTTTACATCATTCTCTACTCAAGACTTAAGACTTGGTAGAAACAATAGTATTGACCAGTCTAATAAAGTTCTTAGACCAAAACACAGTACGAATGTCTTTACTTTACAGACAGGTCCTGTCGTTGATGCTGATCCTACCGTTGACAAAAGAAACTCTACTATAGATGGAACAAATGTCAGAAAACAAAATGGTATTATCAGTCTTGATTATTCTGATGTTGAGTGGATATCACAAACTTTTGCAACTAGAACTGAGAGTGTAACTCCTTTCTTGATTAGTTTCTGGCAAGGAACAATTGTTTTAACACCTTCTTCTGATACTTGGGTCGATCAAACCAGGACGAAGGCAAAAACAATTGATACTATTGGCAATTATTCTCAGATTATGTCTGAGGCAGAAGAAAAATATGGTGTTGATCCAGAAACTGGATTTGCTTCTGAGGTATGGAATTCTTGGGAAACAAATTGGTCTGGTACTACAACCACCAAAACTGACACTAGAGAGTCTACTACCACTTCATCTAGAACATTTGGAAGAGGTGGATGGATTAATGGTGGAAGTGGTGGACCTGCCGCATGGGTTAGACAGACTACTACTCAACCAATTGAGCAGGATGTAACTGACACAATTGAAAGTGGAACTAAGACAAGATCTGGTACACAATACGTAGTTACTGAAACTTTTGAAAAAGTTTCTGTTGGTGATAAAGTTCTTAGTACTGAAATCGTCACAACTGTAAGATCAAGAAATATTGAATTTTATGCGGCAAACTTAAAACCAAGTACTCGAATCTATGCTTTCTTTGATGGCAAAGATGTCACAAAGTATTGTGTCCCCAAACTGATCGAAATCTCAATGAGTTCTGGTACATTCCAGGTTGGTGAGACAGTAGAAGGAAGGGTTATTAGTACTGGTCTTGGTGAAGAAGGAAAGGATACTAATCCTAGAATTAACTTTAGAGTTGCTCAATCCAATCATAGAAGAGGTGATTATAACTCTCCAACAGAGGTTTATCCAGATAATCCTTATGTTGATGGTGGAACTATTCCCGAATCTTATTCTTCTACATCAACAACTTTGAATGTAGATACATACTCTCTCGCAAGTCAACCAGAAGGTGATTTCTTTGGATATATCCAGACAGGAATGAAACTAACTGGAAAAACAAGTGGGGCGGAGGCAGAAGTAACAAATGTCAGACTTATTACTGACACATCTTCAGCTTTATTGGGAAGTTTCTTTATTCCAGATCCAAGTAATGGAGACAATCCAAACTTTGATACAGGAACTAATGTATTTACATTAACAAATGATCCAGAGAATGATCAAGACTCTGCTACTACTGTTGGTGAAGAAGCATATCCAACTGCCGGTACTTTAGAAACAGTTCAGGAACAAATTCTTTCCATTAGAAATGCAAAGATTGAACAGAAGAAACTCTTTGAAGAGGAACTTGTTAATAGAACTGTTGATACTGAGATAACTGCTACTAGAAACATTGGACAGGCAAGCACTAGTGAATCTATTGTTGGTTGGTATGACCCTCTCGCACAATCTTTCCTGGTCGATAAAAAAACAGATCCTAAAGGTGTGTTCATAACGAAGTGCGATGTATTCTTCCGTACTAAAGATGATGGAAATACACCCGTCAGAATGCAGATCAGAACAATGGAGAATGGTTTCCCAACTCCTAAGTATTTTGATTTATCTGAGGTGCTCCTTTATCCTGATAGTGTTAATACTTCAACTGACGGATCTGTAGCAACTACCTTTGAATTTGCTGCTCCAGTTTATCTGGAAGGTGGTAAAGAATATGCTATCTGCTTAATTTCAAACTCAACGAAGTATAGTGTTTACATCTCCAGAGTTGGTGAAAATGACATCTTATCTGATGCTTATATTTCTAACCAACCAACACTCGGATCGCTGTTTAAGTCTCAAAATGCTTCCACATGGGAAGCAAGTCAGTGGGAAGATCTTAAGTTTACTCTGTATAGAGCGGACTTTGTTGAGTCTGGATCTGTAGATCTCTACAGTCCAGAACTTTCTGAAGGTAATAAGCAAATTGCAAAATTAATGGAGAATCCATTAAATGTTACTTCAAAAGAAATTCGTGTTGGATTAGGAACAACAATTGCCGATAATCGTTATGTTCTTGGCAACACATTCTTCCAGGGAACTCCTACAAATAGAATTGCTGAAGGTGACTTAATTGGAGTTGGTGCTAGTGCTACGGGAACATTAACAGTTTCTAATCCAGGAGTTGGATATACGCCAGCATATGGTGGTATTACTTTCTCTGGAGTAAATTTAGTTGCTGTTTCTGGAAACGGATCAGGAGCAACTGCAAATGTTACTATAGAAAACGGAGTTGCTGTTGCGGCAACTATTAATGCTGGTGGTAATGGATATCAAGTTGGTGATGTAGTTACTATTAGTGCTACTGCGCCAGATCCATCCTCATCGGATTCTGCTGGATTGAGTGTTGGAAGAAACGCAAGATTTACTTTAACTAGTATTGGACAAACTTCTCAATTGATAATCGGCAATGTACAAGGAGAATTTATTACTGGAGCTGCAGGAACTATTCGTTTCTTTGATAGTAGTGGGACGGAAAGAGAACTGAATAGTGATAATGGCGGAGACGTTACAATTCCTTCTAATGGAATAACAGAAGTTTCTGATGGATTGCATATCAAAGTAAATCATGTTAATCATGGAATGAATTTTGATGATAACTTTGTGAAAATATACAATGTTCTCCCTGATGTTAAACCAACTAAACTAACAGCAGCGTATAGTAAGTCTTCAACAGATCCACTTCAAGTAACTGCTGGAACAGGAAGTAACTTCTCCACATTTGAAGGTGTTGGTGTTGGTTTAACTAATACTGGATTACTTTTGATTGGTGAAGAAATTATTGAATACACTTCTACAACATCATCAACAATTGGAGGATCCATTTCTAGAGGAGCAGTTCCAAAATCATATCCTATAGACACGCCAGTCTATAAGTATGAATTCGCAGGAGTAAGTCTTGCCAGAATTAATAAAACTCATGATCTAAGTGATGTAACTGTTCCAAATCCAATTACATTAGATTCTTATCACATCAAACTTGATATGTCCGAAAAGTTTGGAACTATTGGTATCAATGATAACGATGATAGATCTGACAACGTAGGATTCTCCAAACTATTCCTCAATACAACAAAATCTGGTGGGGGAGATAATGTTAGGGCTACTAAAAATATTCCTTTTGAAATTATCAAACCATCAATACACAACATTACCGTTGAAGGAACTTCATTATCTGCTCAATTAAGAACTGTTACTACTCAAAGTATTAGTGGTAATGAAATTCCTTATGTAAATGGGGGATTTGAAGATGTTGTAATTAATTCAAATAATTATCTTGTTTCCCCTAGAGCAGTTTTCTCTAAGGTAAATGAAGATCGCAAGTTGGATTCTATTGAAGGTAATAAGTCCATGCAAATGAGACTTTTCCTTGGAACAACTAACACTAAATTGACTCCGCAAATTGAACTTGATAGATGTAGCATCTATGCGATATCAAATAGAGTTAATTCTGAAGTTACTAATTATGCTACTGATCCTAGAGTAAATACTCTCTTTAATGATCCTAGTGCGTGTCAGTATGTTTCTAAAGAAGTAACCCTTGAAAATCCTGCATCGTCAATTAAAATTATTGTAGATGCTCACATTCCTACGGATGCTGATATCAGAGCATTCTATGCGATTAATTCTGATCCTGGATTTGAACCAATATTTGAACCATTCCCCGGATATTTGAATCTTAATATTCATGGCGAAGTGATTAATGAAGAAAATAATGATGGAAGACCTGACATTTTTGTACCAAATTCGAACAAAAAAGGATACAGTCCATCGGAAACTGACTTTATCGAACGTACATTTACTGTAGATAATCTTCCAAACTTCAGATCTTATAGGATCAAACTTGTAATGACATCAACAAGTCAAGTATTAGTCCCTCAAATGAAAAATCTTAGAGTGATCGCTCTCGCATAATATGGAAACTTACACACAAAAAGGACATAAGGATCTCGCAAGGGATCCTTTAACCAATAACATTATTAATGTGAACAAAGCATCTTATGATCATTATGTTGCTAGTCGAAAGGCTAAAAGTGAAAAGAATCAGAAGATACAATCCATTGAGAGTGAAGTTGCTAGTATTAAGGAGGACATCAATGACATTAAGTCATTATTAAAGGAGTTAATCAATGGATCCAAATAGTATTGAATTAAAGAATCTATCAAAAAGTTTTGCTTATCAAAAGATTGCTTTTGAGATAGATAGTTGTGAAGATTGTAATGAACTTAAAAATATTGCAAAAGCATTTTGCAAACTTTATTATAAACAGCAAGAAACAATGTCAGTAATAGGACTTCCAGATGCCATCTAAAAATATTACTTTCGATCCAGACACAGGAGTTCCTTATGGAGCTAATTTGACAATTTATGGAGGTGCAGACTTTGAAACGACATTTAATGTAACTAATAATTCCAATACTGCATTCAATCTAAGTGGATATTCGGGTTCTGCTGCGATATCTAAAAGCGTTGCCGTTGGAGCAACACTTGGCATAACAACATCATTTTCAGTTGGAATTACAAGTGCATTGGGTGGTAAAATCAAAATTTCTTTAGGATCTACTTCTACCAGAAATCTTGATCAAGGAAGATATGTATATGATGTAATAGTGAGTAGTGGTTCGACATTATATACTCTCGTAAATGGTAATGTGATGGTAGTTCCTGCCGTATCATCGGCACCCTAAATACAGTTAGGAAACTAGTGGATAAATGGCTCAACCGACAAATAGGACAGAACTAATTAACTATTGTAAGAGGCAGTTAGGTGCTCCTGTTTTGGAGATCAATGTTGCTGATGAGCAAATTGATGATCTGGTTGACGATGCCCTTCAATATTTCCACGAAAGACACTTTGATGGTGTAACTCAAACATTCTTAAAATACAAAGTCACTCAAGCAGACATTGATAGAGGACGAGGTAGAGGCGGAAGTAATCCTGTTGGTATTGTAACCACCACCGCAGATGCTACCATTGTGGGTACTGCAACTACTTTTTCTTATGAAGAGAATAGTAATTATTTACAAATTCCGCCTCATGTTATAGGAATTTCGAAAATTTTTCATTTTGATGGATCAAACACTACAACAAATAATATGTTTAGTGTTAAATATCAATTATTTTTGAACGATATCTATTATTTTGGATCGACAGAGATATTAACATATGCAATGACAAAGAGATATCTTGAAGATATCGATTTTGCATTAACTACACAGAAACAAATAAGATTTAATCAGAGACAAGATAGGTTGTATCTTGATATTGACTGGGCAAGTGTTACCGTTGACGACTACATTGTTATTGACTGTTATAGACTTTTAGATCCCAATGATTATACGAGAGTATATAATGATTCTTTTGTCAAGAGATATCTAACTGCTCTTATCAAAAAACAATGGGGACAAAATTTAATTAAGTTTCAAGGAGTAAAACTTCCTGGGGGAATTGAATTGAATGGAAGACAGATATATGATGATGCAGAGAAAGAGTTGGATAAAATTAGAGAAGTTATGTCAAATACTTATGAACTTCCTCCATTTGACATGATAGGCTGATGTTAAATCCATTTTTTACACAGGGAACTAAGTCTGAGCAAAATCTTGTTCAGGATCTGATCAACGAACAGTTGAGGATGTATGGCGTTGACATATATTACATCCCAAGAAAATATATGGCAGAAAAAACTGTCATTAGAGAGGTTGTTCAGTCTAAATTTGATAATGCATTGCCTATTGAAGCATATGTAGATAATTACGATGCATATTCTGGAGCAGGAGATGTTCTGTCTAAGTTTGGTATTGAGTCAAAGGATGAGGTAAGACTTATTATTTCTAGAGAGAGATATGAAAACTACATTACTCCTTTGATTCAGGGGCAATCAAATATTAAATTATCCACTAGACCAAAAGGTGGAGATTTAATTTGGTTCCCTCTAGATGATCGCATATATGAAATTAAAGATGTAGAATATGCGAAACCATATTATCAATTGCAGAATCTTTATGTTTATGAACTGTATTGCGAACTCTTCCAATATCAAGATGAGGTTATCGCAACTGGAATTGATGAAATTGATAATGAGTTATTAGGAGATGAGGTTGATGGATTGACTGATGATGGTATCAGCACTGTTCTGGGAATAACTCAAACTCTCACAATGGTTGGGACAGCAGTTACTGCTACTGCTATCACAGGACTTGTTAATGGTGGTGTAAGATCCTTTACGATAACTAATAGAGGCGGTGGATATGGAATGGTTCCAACCGTTGAGGTATCTGCAGCACCTACAGGTGGAGTAACTGCTGTAGGTATTGCCTCAATGATTGGTGGTATCAATGTTTGCAACCTTAATGTAAATCCAAGATTCCAATCAGTTCAGAGAGTTGATGTTGCAAATCCAGGTTCTGGATATACTGTAGCACCTGCAGTGACTTTTAGAACATCTGATGGAAGTGGTGTGGGTGCAGCTGCTACAGCAACAATAGGTGATGGTATTGTTGGAGTGGTAACTATTACAAATGCTGGTGGCGGATATACTGATAGTCCCATTATTACATTTGATGATCCACCACCATACACTGGTGTACTATATGGTAATTGGAGTACAGAATTCAATATTTCTGATTCTGGAGGAAACATAACTGGAAGTAATGGTTCTGGATATAGTCCTGGAACTTATAACTTAACTGGAGGTAGTGGAAGTGGAGCAACACTAACTGTCACCCATTCAAGTGGAGCAATCACTGGTGCAACTAGTGGTCTATCATTTGCAACAGGTGGTCAAGATTATGAAGTTGGAGATGTTCTTCTGATTGATGGTGGAAACAGAAATTCATATATTAAGGTTGGTCTTACAACAACCAGATCACCAGGTCCAGGCGTATCTGCTGCTGCAACTGCTGTTGTTAGTGCTGCAGGAACTATTACAAACATTTACTTAACAAATGCTGGACTTGGATATACTGTTGCACCAACAATTACTATTGCGGCACCAACTTCAGGTACAAATACTGGAAACTTCGTATTTAATGAAATCGTAACAGGTTCTTCTAGTGGTTCAACTGCAAGAGTTAGATCCTGGGATTCAGATACAAATGTTCTTGAAGTCGCAAATGTTTCTGGATCTTTCTCTGCAGGAGAAACCTTGACAGGATCTACTTCTGGTGCTACTAGAGTTCTGAGAACGATAGATAGAACTATTAATAATGATCCATATGCAGATAATTTTGATATTGAGACCGCTGCTGATACTATATTGGACTTCAGTGAACAGAATCCATTTGGAATACCCTAAATAGTTTTACTGCAGGTAATAGTCTAAAGTTTAATCATGTTTGAATATTTTTACAACGAGATTCTGAGAAAAACCATCATTGGTTTTGGAACTCTGTTTAATTCTATGGAGATCCGACAAGAAGGTTCTGTTGTAAGAATTCCTTTGGCATATGGTCCTACTCAAAAGTTTTTAGCTAGAATTGAGCAGTCACCAGATCTGAACAAACCAATGGCAATTACATTGCCAAGGATGTCTTTTGAGTTTACTGGACTTACCTATGATCCTAGTAGAAAAGTAACCACGACTCAGACATTTGTCGCAAAAGACAAAAATGATGGAACTGAAACTCGTAAAACTTATATGCCAGTTCCATATAATATGCAATTTGAATTAAGTGTCTATACTAAACTAAATGATGATGCTCTTCAAATTGTAGAGCAAATTTTACCTTATTTTCAACCCGCATATAATCTTTCTATTGAACTGGTTGATGAAATTAGAGAGAAGAGAGATATTCCTATTGTATTAGAAAATATCACAATGCAGGATGATTATGAAGGTGATTTTACTACTAGAAGAGTTTTATATTACACTTTAAGATTTACTGCAAAGACATATCTGTTTGGACCTACCAAGTCTGCATCCAAGGATATCATCAAGAGGTCTACTGTCAGTTATCTCACTGGAACAGACACCACAAATACAAGAAGAGAACTTACTTATTCTGCTACTGCAAGAGCACTCAAGTCTTACGTTGATAACGTTGTTACCACATTGGCAGCAGATGTCACAGCAACAGCGAAGACTATTGAAGTTGCTGATGCAACTGGTATTTTAGCAGATAAGTATATCTTCATTGGTGATGAAGAATTATATGTAAGATCAAAGACTGGTAATAAACTAACCGTGGATAGAGGAAGAGATAATACTGCTGCTGCTAAACATGTTGCTGGTTCTGAGGTCAAAGGTATTGACTATACCACCACGACAACAAGCATCGGTACAATTGGTGCAGACAGTGCGCTTATTGAAGATGGTGATAACTTTGGTTTTGATGGTGGATATATCTGATGACTAAAAACTTTGACGATC